CACTTAATTTCAATAAATAAGGAAGACTTAACAGTGAGGCGTGGTAATCATATTCTTTTTCACTTCCATATCCGGTTCTGACTTCACCTATTTCACCGTCTTCACCGTCTATATTTATCGTCTTGATGAGAACGGCTACATTTTCCGGCACATGTATGAGGATTTTGACATTATATTTCTGCTTTAAATCCCGCACAAATCGGCAGAAATGAATAATGTCACCGATACCCTGTTCACAGTAGAGTGAGATGGTTTTTCCCTCTAAACTATCTTCTCCATTCCATGCCTTATCTGGTTTATAAATTTCGTAAAATCGACCCGGCTGGCGTCCGGTCTTAAACCAATAAGCTAATCTGGATTCATAATGTGGCCAAGCCTTTTCCCACTGACCAGTTAGGTGATAGGCATAAGCCAAGTCAACCTGAGTAGCCAGATTATCAGGGTCTATTAAAAGACTTTTCTTTAAGGCTTCTATGGCTTCTGGATAGCGTTTTAGCTGGCCATAAATAGAACCGATCATCTGGTAGGTTTGTGTATCGTTAGAGCCTTCTAGAGCCTTTTCATGAGTCGAAATAGCTCTTAGAGGCTCGCCCATTTGTCGATATACGAGTGCCCGATTATTCAAGAAATTGGCGTTATTCGGGGCCAGTTCTAAAGCTTTTAAGATAGCCTCCAATGCCTTATCTAAAGTTCCTGAATGGAGATAACAGAGAGCTAGATTGTTATAGTTATCGGCGATCTCTGGATATATTTTAATGGCGGTTTTTAAAGCCTTAATACCCTCTTCATATTTCTTCATTCCGAAATACGCCAGTCCCTGTAGTTGAAGTGCTTGTTTATTTTCTGGCTCTACTCTTAAAAGCTGCTGGATAACGAAATTTGCATCTATGAACTTCTCCATCCCTAATAGTTGTTCAGTTGTTTTAAGTGATTTTTCCATTAAGGTGTTGTAGTCGATCGAGATAGCTTTACATTCTTCAATTATTTCATTTATTGTTGTCATTTTTGTCCTATAGTAATTCGTCTTCTACTTTAGTTTCTGGTATTAGGTGAAAGAATTCATTAAGTAAATTCTTTCCATCAGTGATAGCCTTATTCGTTCTGATTCTTTTCTGATTATAGCTTTCACCTAGTTGTTTGAATATCCGGTGTTGATTGTCAGTTAATTCTATTTCATTTTCCATTAATTCTGGACTGAAATAGAGGCGGATGGCACCTTCATAAACTACCATCCATTTAATGATATACTCGACAGTCTCAGCATTTAATCTACGTGTATTAAAAATGCGTTCTGTAGCATGTTCAGCATGTTCGGCTTCTTCTCCTACTCCTACTACTACCTTTTTGAGGCAATATTCATATTTCATTATTTTGCATAACGCAGAAGTGTAAATGCCGTATATGTCGTCCAGAGTGGTTTTACAAAAATGTTTTTCCATTATCCTCCAAATTCACCAGTATATTTCCGGCTGCGTCCAGTACGTCAAGTACAACTTGTTCTGCATCAATTACAACTTGTTCTGAGTCAATTATTGTTTGTTCTGAGTCAATTATTGTTTGTTCTGAGTCAATTACAACTTGTTCTGAGTCAATTACAACTTGTTCTGCGTCAATTATGGTTTGTTCTGCGTCAATTATGGTTTGTTCTGCATCAATTACAACTTGTTCTGCGTCAATTACAACTTGTTCTGCGTCAATTACAACTTGTGCTGCGTCAAGTACGTCAAGTACTGCGTCAATTATGGTTTGATCAGACAATATTTTCGATACTATTTCATCTTCATCCTCTTCATCCTCTTTCATTAGAAGTTCAGCCGCCTTATCGGAAATGATTTCGACATAATTAAAGTCTATTTTTACTGTGTCGTCTTCTACACCAATATCCACCACCACTTTTCCAGTTCGCTCTAATTCTTTAAACAGTTCTTCTATCTGTTCAGAGTTATTCATCTGAATCACTAGAATTGTGTCGTCATCATTAGTGAATAAAACATTACTCATTATTCTCCCTTTCTAGGTCTGCCTCTTGGTCTCTTCACCTTATTGATTTCAGCTACCACCTTTTTAGTGATGTAAAAATGCATGTGAGGGGAACTAATATCAGGCTTAGATATAAGTCCGAGCCTAATTAGTTTTTGTAGATATGACTTGGATATGCCAGCGTCTTCTGCGATTTTAGTAAGAGTGAAAGTCTTCATATGATAATATAGTACTTGACCGACTTATTTTTCTCGTGAAAAGCATATATATTTTCATGAGTTATAATAATCCTGATGTAAAAAGGCGGGTGCTGGAACTTCTTAATGAAGGTTTTACTTATAAAGAAGTATCGAAACAAGTCAACAAAACAGAATATGATGTTTACCTCCTATCACCAGAATGGGCTGATGTAATTCAAGCAGTTAAGACTAGAGCGAACTCTACCTGTGAACGCTGCTTAACCTACTATCCAGAAAAAGCAAATACCCATCACAGAACATATAAACATAAGTTTGACGAAATGAATAATCTATCGTGCCTTTCTTATCTGTGTCCGTGGTGTCATACATCAGCACATGATTTAGTGGATGGAGGCACAAGAACTAAACCGGGTGTTGGTGATCCGCTACGAAAGAAAATAGACCGGCTACGATTAGGTGAGATAATTTGCGGTAACTCACTAGAAGAGAAAAAAGAATTAGAAACACTAGAAAATCAAAAGGATTTTAAATGGATACTTTAATGGATACTCTTTTAACAAAACTAAAAAACATCCTAGTGAAATTAGAGGTTCTGGCGGAAGATAATGAGAATGAAAGTGAAATTATAAATGAACATCCAGAGATTGCTTAAAGGCATTTCTGATAACACCAATAAAAAAAGCCACTGATTAGATGGCTTAATTTATGTTTAATTGTCGCAAATTCATGTCGCAAATACAAAGCCTTTACGCTGGCATAGTTTCATGTCGCAAATTCAAAGCCTTTACGCAAATTCATCAATCTAATGTAATGCGGGGTGCTATCGAGACAGTTCCACCAGATACAGGCAGGGCAAACGAACCGCTAAATGCCTCAGCCCATAATAAGGCTCCGGCAGTAGTCGAAACCCAGTATCCCATCAGCGTAGCGGAAGTCGTAAATGTGAAAGTGACTTCACTGTAAACCGCCGTGACCACATTTCCAACATTTGTTGTCGTCCAGCCCGCAGAAGCTAGGGTGATAGGTGCATAACCTGCCTGTGTGGCTTCCGTAATGGTAGCCGTAGTTAGGGCGTCCGCTAATGTTGGAGAATTAGTGTAAAGGTGCAAGACAGGATTTCCCGGTGCAACCTTATTGACGATATAATTTAAGAGTACGATCTCAGCTATTGCCGGTACAACTAATGCCATTTTGTTTTTCCTTTTTAGAACTATTTTATTTAGGGGTAATCTCAAATAAATATAGTAGTGAAAGCAAATATTATGGCACAAATTTAAAGATTACCTGGCAGATAACTAGATAAGTCATGGCAACAACCACTACATTATTCGGCACCGATACCGCTTTCACCATTACCATGAACTCACTCGCTAACGGGGCTTATCGAGCGTCAGCCGCAGTTACAAACACCTCTAATTTTATTGACGCCGCCGTAATGGTTAATTTAACTCTGGCTACTTCAGGAGTTTCTGGAACTGGTAGAGTGCACATATACGCCTATGGCAGTAACGATAATTCAGCTTTCACAGATAACGTAGTAGGAACAAATTCGGTCCATACCACTTCAAGTAATTTGATTTTTGTTCAATCGGTCGTCGCAGCATCCAATAGCGGCACTCCTAAAGTTGGTCCATTTTCTTTAGCGTCAGTATTCGGAGGAATTCTTCCTAAATATTTTGGAATAGTTGTTCTTAACGCAACCGCTACGAGTCTTCATTCGTCTGGAAATACCGCAACATATACTGGCATATCTCTTAGTACCAGCTAAATAGGTATATGAGATTAATTACTTCACCTGTTAGCCGTCTAGGTAGGATCGGCAACCACCCTATCACGAAAAGTATTCTAGCCTATTGGCCGTTCCTAGAGGGGTTCGGTAACACATCAGTATCAACTAATGATATAGGCTGTTGGTCTAATTTAAGAGACAACCAAACCAGTCCACCTAACGGTGCAATTTACGGTCTCGCAGATCATACCATGCAGGTGAGTTCAGGTGATGCCGTCTGGATTAAATCCGGTAAAGGTTCTGTCTTAGATGTAACGCCAGCATCTCACCATATTAGTAATAGCTCAGCTCAAGATTATGGACTGTATGATAACACTATTCCTTTCAGCATAAATACCAGCTTTCAACTAGACACGCAATCTGATCTAACGCCTCTAGTCGCCATTATGGGTGATTATCAGCCGTACGCATTTGGAGTAAATCTTTCAAATTCATCTAATCTGGGTGTATCTTTCACTGTCTCGGATGGGCAGTCCTCACTGTATAATAATGCCAGCCTCAGTAACGACACTCCTTATCAGCTAGGCATAACCTATAACGGTCTAGGGGGAACAAACTGCGACCAAACTATAGGTATGACAGTATCGGGTGGTACTTTTGATGGAACCGGTACTTTTACATTAACTTTCATCTCGGAGACAACAACAGCAATAGCCGTAGCGGGTCTTACTCCTGCAATTATAGAAAGTGCTCTAGAAGCTCTTTCAACTATCAATGTAGGTAATGTATCAGTAGTCGCACACGCAGATAATAATGGAACGACTATAGCCAAATATAATATCTCTTTTAAAAATCGTTTAGGCGGAATGAGTTTTCCTGTTATCACCATAGACAGTTCAGCGGTGGGAATTACTGGCGGCAGTACATTAACGGAAGTCCAGACGATCACTACTCAGGGGGCTATGAATCCCTCAAACTGGAAAATGTATTTAAATGGCGTAGAGCAAACATTAAGTGAGGCACCTTCTTCCCCCACACTTTCTAATAACCAGACAGGTTTTAATTACGGTGTGAGTTTCGGTGGAGGTTTAGATGGTAAAATAGGACCTACTTGTGTCTGGCAACGACAATTAAGTCCTATTGAAATTAATGATTTTCAAAATGATCCTTACCTTCCATTCAGTAACTATGGTATTGGCGCAGCACAACTAGTAAATTCCTTACCCATTTTCGGAATAGCTTCTGGCGGAATGACTCTTGGCGGTATTTCCACGTGTGTAGTAAAAGCTTATTTTATAGTAACGCCAGAAGGTGGAATGACTTTAGGTGGTAGTTCTAGTTCTTTTCTAATTATAGCCTACTCCCATGAGGCGACTGGTGGCGTTCTGTGTAGTGGTGATGCTATAGCCTTACTACGCCATTCCCATACGCCTAGTGGTGGAATTATTTGTGAAGGTGAGGCGGAAATCAGAAGTGCATGGAGTTTCTATCCGGGATTTTATTTTAATGCAGTTCCTTTCGCTAAACCTATAGTAATTTCTCACGAGTATGTTGATCAAGATTTAACGAACTTTCCTTTATTGGTTGAATTTTCTGGTGACGCTGATATAGGTGGTGCGGCTTTATCAGATGGGGCAGATATTAGATTTGCGAACGCCACAGGAAGTTTACTTGGATTTGAAAAGGAACTTTTTCAAATCGATGGTGGTCTGGCCTCTGGTAGGTACTGGGTGAACGTCCCTCTTATAGACGGAATTCAAGATACCACCATTTTTATCGGCTATGGAAACCCCACTCTAAGTGATGCAAGTGATAACAGTGCAGCATGGGATAATTCTTTCGCCGGTGTTTATCACTTAAATGGCAATTACACCGACTCTACCGGCACCCAAAATATGACAGGTGATGATTTAGTTTCAACCTCTAACGAGACTCAAATTATAGGAGTGGTTATTTCAGGGAGCGGTGCTTTTAGTGGGGGCTCTTTCACATTAACGTTTGATGGAGAAACTACTGTCCCTATTAACGTAAGTGGTTTAGATGCCTCCACAGTTCTGAGTGCATTAGAGAATTTGACTACTATTGGTGCTGGGAATATTTCATTAGCCGCACACCCTGAGAATGATGGCCTATCAATTTACAAAAACACCATTACATTTATTGGTGATTTGGCCGGACTCAATCAACCACAGATGACAATTGACTCCTCACTAGTGGGATTTACAGGCGGCACCAAAACAGAAATAGAAACAACTGTTCAGGATGGTGGTTTATCTTCTCCCGGAATTATTGATGGATGTTTTAGAGGTACAGGAACTGAATTTGCATCTGGTTCCTCTAATGCACTTCAAAAAATAGGAATATTAGACGCCACCATAGAGGCATGGGTTAAATATTCGGCACCATCTACTGAGGAATTTTCTGGCGATAGACTAGGATACATTTTTGGTGTTGGTGGTCTGGCAAATAGTAGAGGATTAGCGTTATTTACCTACAACGATTTGCCGACTTTCCAGCTTAGAACTAATTTAGTCACGAGATCAGCCCAAACCGTAGGACAATATAATGATGGTGAATGGCACTATTTGTGTGCCTCTGTTAAACGTGATGCAAATGAAGGAATTACATTATTTATAGATGGTGAATATTTTGGACTAACATTAGGCGAGAGTCCATTAGCACTTCAAAATGTTAATTTAACTGACTCATCCGATATTAGAATTGGCAGTAATATCAGTGATGATTTTCATTTTAAAGGTGAGGTAGATGAATGTAGGTTAAGTATTGGTTATGCTCGTCCACCTGCGTATGCCAGATTTGTTTATCATAATATCACTTCTGGTCAGATTGAGTTTGGTGAACAAATTCAATCAGATGCAAATATTATTGTCAGTGGTCAGGTAATCCCGCTAATGCCTGGCTATAACATCTTAGAACATGAACCTGATGGCGGAATTGTAATTGCTGGTGTGGCTCTGTCGGATCATGAAAGTACTTATGGTGCGAATGGCATGACTCACCGTGTATTAATTACTGTGCCTAGAAGACAAACCGCACTTTATAATTTCCCTCTCAGAATACCACTAAGTTTAGAGTCATATCCTATAGATGAGTTTACATTTGAGGATTTGAATGGCCAAACACTACCTTCTGTCAGACTAGCGGATACATCTAGTTTTCAAGCTATTGTTTTTATTCATATTCCAAGTAATGCAAATGCCGAACTTTATCTGTACTATCGGGAAGCTGATTAACCGAAATATCCGAAATACGCTAAATAAGATATGGGAAACAGCTATAAGGGATTAGGTGGCGTAAATTTATCGGGTGCTGGTTTATCAGCATATGGATTTAAATTTGGTGCTTCCGGTGGAGTAACTGCTAACGGTGATGCTAATTCCTCATTCACTAGAAGATATGTCTATGATACTTCTTCCGGTATCTCACTTTCTGGACTGGCGATATTTAAATATAATTTAGTTGCAGCCGGTGACGGTGGAGTCGATATAGCCGGAACTGCTCTAAGTAGAATTAGAATCCCCCATATATCCACAGGGGGTATAACTGCTGATGGAATTCATGAATTAAGAGTGGGTTATAACTCCTTATGTTCTGGTGGAGTGATTCTAGAAGGTGATGCAATAGAAATCCTTAATCTGAGGTATGTCGGTCTGAGCGGTCTAACTTTAGATGGAATTGCAATAAGTAGAATTCGAATACCCCATATATCCTCAGGTGGAATAACATTAGATGGCGAATCCATTTTATTCATCACCAGAAGAATTACGTCTTCCGGCGGAATGGTGACAAGTGGCACTTCTGTAAATAGAATCTCACTGGCCACCATTAGCGGAACTGGCGGTATCATCCTTTCTGGGGCCTCAGTTTGTGTTCTAAGGCTTTCGTCTGGTACTTCTGGTGGTGTTATTATCGCAGGTGAAGCAATATCTTTACCACGCCTGTATGGAATGCCTAGTGGCGGAATTATCACAGATGGAGAGGCAGTAAATAGCATCCGTTTACCGGCTATCCCTTCTGGTGGTTTCTCCCTTTCCGGAAGTTCAAACAGAAGTCTTAATTTGAATCATGTAGTGGCTGGCGGAATAACCACAGATGGAACTGCTCTACTTAGAACGGTTTTCTATAATAATCGTAATGGATGTATATGTGCGGAGTTCGATCATACGGGAATCGGTGGTGTTCTCTGTAGTGGTGATGCAATTTATGGACGTGGTGGCAATTTCCATTCAGCATCTGGTGGAATAAATATTTCTGGTGAAAGTGATTATTCATGTAATTTTGAAAATGCTAAAGGCTCTGAACTTTACTGGTTATTTGCTCCACTTGCTGAGGAAGGCGGAATTACATTCCAAGACATCAGCAATTATTCTAATTCATTAACTTCTAATATTGATTTGAATTATGATGTCGGCGTTTATTGTGCAAATGCTCAGGAATTTAATGGACTACAGAGGATTTCCGGCACCATTTCAGATATAGACGATTCATTTAGCGTTTCATTCTGGATTAAACAGAATACGCCAGACGCCTCTACGCAAACCTTATTTAGTCTGGGATATTCAGAGGGCTATGGACTGGTGCTTAATATCGGCAGAACATCCACTAATGACCTATTCGCCAAAATTAATTATGAAGATGGGGAGAGCGATATAGTTTATTCAAATACCAGACTTGGAAAAAAGGCATGGCATCATATCGGATTCACTTGGCTTAAAGGTGAATCAATTAGCCTTTATGTAGATGGAACTTTAGTAGGTTCGACAGATTCAACACCTACTGAGCTACAGGATAATATAAACGAGATTGTCCAATTCGGAGTAAAAGGAAAAGCCAGCTACTATCAGGGACTATTGCAAGACGTTAGGGTGAGTGCAAAATCACGAAATTCTGATTGGTTTTCTGCTGAGACTGCTAATGGATGCGACAATCAGTTCTTCCTAGTTGGCGATATTCAAGAGGCAGTAAATCTATAAACTTTAAACGCTCTAGGAGGCGTTTAAAGCCGTTTAATGAGTCAAATCCCGTAAAAGGGAGTTGAACCGCTAATTTGGTGGATTTAGCCCCATTAAACGCCTATTTAATCTCCTCTTATTATCCTCTAATATCCTCTTCTGAGACTGTATGCGATAGTGGGTTTTTTCGCAGCTACTTTCGCTATCCATTTTGCTTCACCACTGATGGTTAAAACATTAGTGGTTGCTGTACTGAATGCGTTAATGCAGAACACCGTTCAGAAAAATCTAAGGAAATTTCCATTTAACTAATCAACCCAACTAATGCCGTTTTACGCAAAAGTCTTTAATGGGTTAACCCGTACTGGCATTGCGGCAATGCTCCTATCAGAAAAAGTTTCGTAAACCTTATTTCCGATTACTTTTCTCCCAATATTCAAACTCCCATTCACATCAGCATGAATCGGTTTTGTCGATGACTTATACAAGCCTCGCTTCACTCTTTTGCCACTAAACTTAAACTTATGGCTTACCCCTTGTTCATAAACAGGTAACTCATCTCGGTCAAGAAAACTGGCTTTGCTCGTATAGGATTCTTCTGTGAAAATAATTTTAACTCCAACTAATTCTGCTTTGTACTTGATTTTTTGCATCAAGTTATAAAACGGAATATATTGAAAGTTTTGGTTTGTCTTTTTACCAAGATTCATTTTTTGTTTCCAACCATCATTTTTGCCAATGATAATTGTTCCACAATTATGTTTCAAGCACAAATCAATTATAAATTTACTAACATGATGAAAGTAATTCTCGATTCGCCAGTAACGCTTCGTTCCTGTTTTCTTACTTTTGTGTTTGTTGAACCATTGATTGATACTCTTTAATATACGACCATTGACCAGTATTGGAGAAAATTGGTCGGAAGTTATCGCAGCTAAATTGTTCAATCCTATATCAATACAACAAACCCCGTTGCCTTTAACTTTATGTGGACTTTCCTGTTCGTATTGCACATCAACCACAAACCCAAATCGTTTCGGAGTAATCACCACTTGCTTAAACTGTCTATTACTTTTAATTGAAAAACAATGATTTGTTGGTGTTATGATACCTTGCTTGAGTGGTTTCTTTTTGATTGTTTCGTTATAAAAAATCACTTGTGCAAGTCGTTTTTTGTAAAACGGTGGTCGTGGCTTCTTTTCAAATCCAGTTGGATTTTTATTGAAAGCTTTTAATGCTTTACGAAAGTTACTCCAGTCACTCAAACATTTTCTTACAGTTTGTGTTGCAGTTTTAGTGTTGTGCAAGTTCTTAAAACTAGGTTCATTAAACACCAACTTTTTTAAAACACTGATATCAGGTAATGGAACACTCCAATCTTCAGTTTGGAGATTATGAAACCATTGTTTCCTCATATGATAATTGCACTTATTGTAGAGTTCTTTGCTCGCCCGGCAGAGTTCTATAATTTGCGGTGTGCTTTGAATTTGATGGCGTTCAACGAGTATCATGGTATTTCGGGTTATGCCCTGGATTTATTGATGTTGGAAAATTGCAAGTCCGTCACGAACTTAAGGAATATAAGAATTACTGACGTTCATGTAAATACCGAAATCGAAAATACCGTTTAAAGCCGTTTTAATCCGTTTACTGAGTCCAAACCTGTAAAAGGGATTTGAACCACTAATTTGGTCGATTTAGCCCCCTTAAACGCCTATTTAATCTCCTCTTATTATCCTCCTAATATCCTCTTCTGAGACTGTATGCGATAGTGGGTTTTTTCGCAGCCACTTTCGCTATCCATTTTGCTTCACCACTAATGGATAAAACATTAGTGGTTGCATGTCCGACAAAGTTAATTTTTCGCCCAAAACTGCCATTAATTAATGGATGATCTGCATTAACGCATTCAGTGCAGCAAACACTAGGGTATCCGCCCGGTTTAGTAGGATCAACTCCGCCTACGTTTTCAGGACACCCATTATAGTCATAGTCGGGCACGCCTCTACCGGGATTCAAGCAACCGGGATATTTTCGGCATGGAATACCATTAATTAATGTGCCATCTGGAACGCCTCCCGGACAATTAATGCAATTCTGAAACTGCCAAAATTCTGTATGCGGAAAACCTTTACATGCGCCACACCCGAAATTTAAAGCAGCTGCCTGTGCGATAGGATCACAATCGTCATAGACCCCATCATATCGAACTTTAAATCTAATGCCACAGCCGATATACCTCAGGAAATCATTATAGTTTTTGGAATTAGGCTGAATTCGGTTTAAGGTATCGGTAGACGAAACTGCTGATGGAGTTTGATTGCCATCTTGAGATAGGATCACCACGCCACCACTCTCTAAATATTCTTTAATGTTCTGCCATTTATTTTCTGGTATTATATGTCCACCAGACGCAGCCATAGGTGGTGCACCCAAATAAAGCAATAAACCATTTTCTAGAGTGAAATTATCTGGTGCATTTTTCGTGCTAGGTAAAACATGGTACTGAAATGAACCACCCATATAACATCCGTATCGAGAGCCATAGCCTGAGGTAACACCTATTATTGGTTTGACACATCCAATATTTAATTCCATAATCGGATCGACACCAGAAAATACAACATAATCACTACCTTTTTCATTTATTCCATTAGCACTATAACCATCATTATAATACCGTTCAGTATTACAGCCGACCATGTTTCTAATGTTGTCCCACAGATACCAATTATGACTACAGTGTCTGCGAGAGGCGCCCACTAATCTACGCACTACACCGTTAGTAAAAGGTAAAACTGGGTCGTCAACATGAGCATGAGTAGGGTTATAGAGCGACTCTGCGGAGTAGTCGTAATCAGCACATCCGGGCCCATTCCCGCCACAGCTAGTTAATGTATCTGTCCCTGAACAAATAATTGTACCTGAGCCGATTTCCTGACTAGCAAGAAAAATATCATTATCACCACAACAACATCCGGGACCGTTTTTAAATGGCATTAGGCGAACCCCGCACATGCTTCTGCAGTAATGAGCCAGCGTTTCCAGAAGACGTTATAAATTAAATAAATTTTAACCGGACTGGCCTCTGCGTCACTTCCTATTTCTGTGTTCATGTGATTGTTTGCAACAATATCCTGTTCTCCATTATTGTATGTTGGTGAATTAGGTAGCAGATTTTTCACGGTAACTGTCATGGCAGAAGGTGGTGTAGGGGAAGAAATAGGTCCGATAGGACTAGTTATTATAGCCTCAACAACACCCATAAAAGGTAATTGAAAAACGAAATATCCATGTCCAGAAGGAACCATCCAAACAGTTTGCCCTAAAATAATTTCGGTACAGCCATTTGCCTCCACAGCATAATCATCCCCGTCAAATGTTGTGCATTCTCGATAGCCTGTTTGAAATTCTAGAGCACCATAATCTTCTTCACTAAATTCGGTAGGAAACATCTGACGCCACTGGTATTTTCCAACAGTATAGTGATCCTCCTGTGTTAATTGCGCCCAGAATCCACCACGATTAGGGAAATATTGTTGGTCATCTGGTGGTGGCACTTCTCTATATTTGCCTTCAAAGTGTTTTACGCTTTCACCTATTCTGAATAATGGGTCATGTGGCATTAGGCGTCTTCCCCGTCTTCCCCTAATTTATCTGTTTTTTTACGTTTGGCGTCTTCCTTTATATCCCATGAGAAATATTCACCAAAATCTAACTCTTCATACATCTTATATGGGATGTATGTGATCTTATCCATGGCAGGTACTTTTCCTCCTCCATCCACTTCGTAATATAGCCATTTTCCGTTTTTATCTAATGGTTGCGGGATTGTCACTGGCACTCCATTTAAAAGAATGTCGCTAATTCTGTTATCGTTAGCTGCAAGAGGGTCGAAATCCGTAATGGTTTCTTTATCTGACCCAGTCTCCGGATATAAGTCCGGGCCGGCACTTCCTCTTGCTCTAAGACCTACATTACGGTGAAGATAAGGATGCCATTTATCCGCTTTCCATTCAAATGAAACATTGACTTCCCAGTAGTCTCCATATTGGGCATCTGCTATTTTTCTTGCATTACACTTGGCAATTTTGACGGTGTGTTTTTCAGAGCCTAAAAACTCTTTAGAATTAATTTTGTTCTCTGCGGTATTGCAAAAATTCCACATCCCCTCCAGACCCATCATGGGATCGTTTCGTATCCTCTTTCGTTTGGGCGTATTATCGTCTCCATCATGGTCATAAAATTCTTTAATTGTCCCTTCAAAATAAGGGAAATTAAAACTAATTTGCATGTTAGGTCGTTTGTCATCAAATGTAACAACTTTTAATGGCGGATCACCACAGGCATTAACTATAGGTTTCCCATCTAAGTCCTTTAACATGGGCGACTGAAAAGTAGTCGAATCAAAAGCAATATCTACAGGCTTATCCCAGGGACTAATTGATTTTCCATAGGTTAATATTAAGAGCCAACTTTTTCCGTCTTGGCTTACTTGATCTGCGGTTGCTCCATTACATCTAACGCTGGTATCCCATGCTGGTTTATCACCATGAGCAACAGCAGCCGCATTTAAAACTGTTAAGGGGTCTTCATCAGGGAGAGAACTTATGATCTTATAAGAGACGACATAACCGCTAACGTTCTTGTCATCTACAGTTGATCTAATATTTGCTATTCGACAGTGAGTAATCATATCATTATGTATGAATTATCTGCCAAAAGCTAACGCTAGGGGATCATTAGAGGATGGCTTTAATGAAATGATCGCAGATTCAATTCTAATTGATTGTGCCAATTGTTCTTGTGCCGCATTAGCAATTTTTTCTAACGGGTCATTCTGGCTAGCCATGAAAGACTGGGCTATCGTGAGATTAGCGTCTTCTATACTGCCTTTCTGAATAGATTCTGTAAGCCTATTTCCGCCAGTTCCCTTAACCGAATCCCGTTCTTTCTTTAGCTGTTCTACTCTACGTTTATAGGTTTCCTCACTAAGGTTTGTGTTCATTCTGATCTTGTTTAGTTCTTCCATTTCCAGTTCGTATTTCTCTTTAGCGGTGCGAGTAGATTTAAACAATTGGTCTGCTGTTTTTTGCATGGCGTCCTGAATCCGTTCTGCCTCTTTCGCCGCCTTTTCATCTATTACGGGAGAAGCTTCACCGGAAATCACATCATCTTTTTTACTTCTAGCGGCATCTGCGGAATCACGAGAGCGGTTTAAAAAACCATTAGTGTTTTCACGCCAGCTACTATTTAAGTTTGCTAGTATTCCGTCTTTTTGAAAGGAGAGGAAAGAGCGGTAGCTTTTTTCCATATCCTGAAAAAACGTGGACTCGCCGCCAATTAAAATGTTTTTTAATTTTTCGAAAGCAGAAAGAATTAATAAAGTCGGTTCAATCGATGCGGTGATGACTAATGCCAGATACTGATACCATCCGACGCACCATTGAATTAAGGGCATTACAGCGGATATGGCACCTTGAATTATTGCCCATACATTACTTGCGATATCTCCCATGGACTGACTCTCTAAAGCAAATCCAAAAATGCCTTCTGTGATGGAGATAAGGGCTGGGTAAACATAATTCATTAATTGTGTATAAAATCCAGTCCACAGACCGCCTAATCTAGTGAGGGCGTCATTACCTCTTTCCGCCATTTCTCCCTGAGCCTGATTTACATAGTTACCGGAAAGGATAGCCTCTTCACCTAACTTTTTCATTTCATCAGAACCACCTCTTATCATAGGGGCTAAATCTGCATATGATTTCCCGAAAGCAGCCATAGCAGCTTTATTTTTTTCCATGGGGTTTTCTATTTTAGATATAGCGTCAGCAATTTTAGTAAAAGCATCCTCAGGTTTCAAATTAATTAAATTCGCAGCCGATAGTCCTAAAGCTTCAAATGCTTTCGCACCTTCTTCACCTTTAGCGTACGCCTCTGCGATTTTAATTGTCATCTTTCCCATGGTGGACGCTAAAGTTTCCATGCTCACATCAGCTAGATTAGCGGCATATACTAATTTACTCCACTCAGTAGTAGAGACGCCTACTTTTGCAGCGGATTTCGATAGTTCATCCATGGACTGCATAGCATCTTTTATGCTTGTTATGAACGCCTGAAGACCCATCTTTACTAAATTTTCTAATGTTTCAGCTAGGTAAAGTGCTGCACCTTTAACACTGAATATTTTTTTAGCTATTGAGCCTAATGAGGCATTGGCTTCCGCACTAGCGAAAGTCATTCCTATAAATAGTTCTGCGGCACTCATGAAATCTCCTTTATCTTATTTAGACAAGGGCCGTTTAATCTATAGGTAATTCTAGGTGGGTGCATCCGAAAAGAATGTCAAAACCTGCCTCTAATGCCTCATTGGTGTATTCGATTTCTTTATAGTTAGGCATGAACTTTTTTGCATCCACCCATTCTTTTACATTACCAGAGGCATTAAAAATACTAGCACATAACTGAGCATTTCTAGACCACGGTGAATCAATAGGTTCAAGAGAATTAAACGCTATTTCAAATTCTAAATCTTCTATCGTTAGAATTTTCATTAACTGGCGTGGTGGGATATGATAAACATGATGAGCCAGCAGATAAATGAAATAGAGGTGAGAATCATCCTCTAGTTTTTTTTAGCGTCTTCTATTCGTGATTCATTAACCGCAAATCCACAAGTAGCCAGAGCCTTTTTCATCAGTTCTTCAACTACCGGATATGGCAAGGCTCTTAAGGTATCGATCTCGTCTGTGAAAAGTAGTTCGCCAGCTTCATCACATAAAACTAACTGAAGGAAAGATAAATTAGCTTTATCTGCTAATTCTTCTGAGATTTTATCACCTTCTGCCGGGGCGATAACTCTTAGACTTTCTTGCCAGTCACGAAAATCCTTAAGTGAAAGTGGCAGGACATATAGTGTTTTTCCCGCCACCTCCACCTTTTTAACGCTGTCTTTAATGAAAGATGAATAAATTGACTTATCCATTAGGCTTGAACGCCTTTCGTAATGTCAGAAGAAGCGGTAACGGTCACGTCAACCATAAGGCGTCCGGTTTTCGGTTCTACTCCGCTCTGATTATGTTCTTCAACAAAACCCGTAAAAATGTAATTAACATTATTGGGCAAAACTAATTTACAGTCAAAAGTCGTGTCGTCTTTTGCTCGTGCGGCAAGATAAGCATGATATACGTCTTCTGTATCAGCGAAATAAGAAACCTTTAACCCGCCAATGTCTGCAACTGCTGAAGGTCGTTTTTCAACAATCGTAGAACCTAAAACAGTTTCATCCACTATATCTTTTTTAGTGTTAAAACCCTCAATCTTTTTGATATTTAAAATCTCATGGTAAACGCCTGAGACATAAACATAAAATTTTGAATCATGCGTGCTGATTTTATCGGCCATTTAAAAACCTCATTTAATAGATGTATTCATTACTATCTATGAGGCAGGCTGACAAATTTACGAGTAACTTAATTCAATCTCATAATACCCACACTTGCGGAAAGTCCATTTTCCATTATTATTCTCGTGTCGATTTATTGTTCTGGTATCTGTGGTATGGGAGATAATGCAAGTCTCATCTCCCATGGGACCAGAGTAGCCATCCAAAAGCGTTCTGATAGCTTTATTTAGGGTGATGGCTTGCCTAAGAGTAGGAGCGATTGCATTAACTTCAAAACTAACTGTTACTAGGTTCGGGTTATTCCCTAAATAGGATTCAAAATCTTCTGTAATTAGAACGAGTTTGATTGCTGTAGTGGACAAATCCAAGTCATCTGGCATCACCCCACCCCAAAATATACGAGTAGATGCTACGCCAGTTGTTGCTGAGTTTGCTGCAAGATAAGTATATAAGGCTTCTTCAGAATCCATTTTTATCCACCACCCTTTTTAAATTCTTGCTGCACTCTTTTCCATAGTTCATCTTTCGTTATGTCGGCTGAGGTTTTCTTATGTGCCTCAAACGCTCTCTCTACGAAAAAAGCTCCTTCAAAGTTAATCGTCCCATAATTAACAAACTTGCCATAAAAGGTATCTTCATAGCCACAGGATACCTTCATCCTGATTACCTCTTTTCCAGCAACTACCTTCCTTTTTCCAGAACGAATTTTTATGGAGGCGGCCAAATCACCAGTTTCCTGTGGCACTCGTTCTTCTACATCTGCTTTAATTGGTTTTAGCCCCATTCTCATACTGGCTCTTACGTGCTTTTTCCTCACTCGTTTATCAAGTGTACTAATGTTCTTAATTACTTCATCAAATCCTCTAGTGACTATCTTCATAGGATTCTCTCCACAGCGGTAATTTCTAGATAGCCATTCCCAGTGACGGCACCTTTTACATCTAGTATTTTAGACCCATAAGTAACAACAGTTTTATTATTCACCGTCACATTATCTCTCATGACGATCTTATAAGTTCCAAAGCCCTCCACGATTTCATTATTTGCAGTCTCACTAGCAGACACCTGTGCTACGTGAGACCAAAAGGTTCCCAATAAGACTGGTGACTCCACTAATTCCTCATTCAATCCGATTTGATTAAGGGTGACTCTATGGTTAAATTTAATGAATGCATTAACGCCAGCCATTTAGCACCTCCATCTGTTTGCAGCTAATAGAGCTTCTAAGGCTAGTGGTGTAACCTTAAGGTTTAGTTCTGTGGTTGCAGATGCATTACCATGAAGGTGAGCGAGCCATAAACCACAGGCTCTTTTGTCAACAATATCTACTGAATCAGCATTAGCCGCACCCGCATAATAGGTGATTTGAACTGAGTCAGTAAATTCTCTTGCAGATGGAAAAGAGGTTCCGTAAGCTGGAACAACAAATGAAGGCGATCCGCCACTTAGATAATATTGATCACTAGCTAAAGTTGTTCGTGTGCCAGTGTTATCAAGATAAGTAATCGAATCTATACTGGTGACTGGCGGAAAATCTAGGGGGATTTTATAAGACGGAAAACAGTCGAGATACGCTCTATATTGCTTACGGACTAATGAACGGTTTTCTAGGTTCTCGATAGCGAGTCTAACCGTGGTAATTAGTTCATTAATGTTGGCATTTTCAATATTAATATCTTGTTTAGCAAAATAATCAAGAGCCTCAAGTAGAGTTAAAGGTTCAAAATTAGCATCATCTGTTATTTCTGTTCGCATATCCTATCTATTGATTCTACTGCGAAAATTGACATTCCCAATAGTCTGCCATTCACCATTAATGAGCATTAGGGTGATGGCATTCCCTACATCCCAGCATGAGTGAAGGTTGGCGGTTTTGGCGGTCACTTCCTTTTTCTTTTTGCTTATTGTTGAACATAGCCAGTAACGCTTGCTTATTCCAAAACACCACACCTCTATCTGGCAGTTCTTCATACTGGATGGAAGTGTGATTAATGTTCCTATTTTAATCATTTTAGTTCTTTCTGTTTAATTTCTTTTCTCTTCTTGGGCGGCTTCATATTCATGGTATCACCTAATGG